ATGGTTCTGTTGATGGTGTAGGGAATATCATAGCCCTCTGAGTTCCAGCCACTCAAGACATCTGCATCATCGATCAGGTCCAGGAACATCTTGAGCATGTCACGCTCATCTTCAAACAAGAATGTGTTATCAAAATCAGCAACCAGTTCCTGTGCGGTCTCCATGCTCATGTGCTTGGGTGGCACAGCCATGGTGACCATTTGATCCAGCCAGTTCAGATAAACAGAAATAGCAGTTATGGGATTGAACGGATCCTCCACTGGCGAGAACCCGCGATCCTTGTTGAAGTCTACTTCAATGTCAAAAAAGGCTGTGTGCAGGTCTGGAGCATCCTGTCCTTTGTAGTTGTCTTCTAGACAACGAAAGATTGGATTGATGTCGCTTTCATACAACTGCTTGCTGGAATGCATGCTGACTTCTTTGCGAAACTCCTTGTTGTTTCTAGTGCTGAATCTCGACACAGGTGTGTCATAGATGCTGCGATACTTGCCTCGTGGGTCATCGTAGTAGAACACAAAGTTTGCTGGATATTCCCGGTAGACTCGTTCGCCATTGCGGCGTTCTACCACGTGAATGCGATCGTGGGCACGATCAAAAAGACTGTCAATATAACTCATGTATCTCCGTTTATGGCCGGTTAGCCGTGTTGCTTGCCCGTGACGTGGACGATTCGTTGCAAAGCAATATTTATAATGTCTTGCCCACTGTGGTGAGAATTGTTTCCAGTAGTTCGTGATCCTGTTGTTCTTGTCCAAAGCTGGCCTTGTGTGCCATGCGGATGGCTTTTTTCAACACAGCAGGCTTGATCTCCAGTTCCTCTGCCACAGCTTTCACAGTGTCTGTAAGTCCACCCTGCAGGGTATCGATCTCGTGCATGACCTGCATGCCCTCGTTGATAATCTGTGTGAGTTTGATTTTTTGGTCGCCGTTGAATGTTTTGTTTTCCATGAGAATCTCCTAAAGTAGTCAGTTAGTGTAACTGATACAGTAGGAGATGTCAAGGTGGTCTGGGATCATAATCCTCCAGATATGACAACATCCGGAAAAGATAGTACTGTTTCTAAGTTTTTTCTTGCGTGGCTATACAACGGGTGTGAGCTGTTGAATACATCTATATTTGCAAATTCTCTTGGCTGATACGTTCCCCAGTTTGTGATTCTAACATAGTCTACAATGTCAGCACCAAACTGTTTTGAGAGTTGGTAAAAGTCATTGATTTCTTGAAAATTGTCAAGTTGCACAACCATTCTGGTTTGGAGCTCGAATCCAAGTGATTCTTTTTTTATTTTTAAAAAAGTCAATGCAGCAAGTAACTCTGTCCATTTACCCCCACGTCGAAGTTTTTCATAAGTTGACGCACTACTGGCATCAACAGTTATTGTTATGTTTTTTATATGTTTTTCAAGATGTTGCAAATGATGCCATCTTGATTGTGCGAGCAGCCCATTGGTTTGAATCCATAATTCGATATTAGGAAAATTCTGACTATTAATTTGTTGTAAAAAATTTAACAGTAACGGGCTAGCAAATACTTCTCCAGATGAACTGAGCCGTAACGACACTGAACAATCACTGGGCGTTGTGAATAAGTTATTATACAGTATTTTGCCAATTTTTTGTTGGGTATCAACTTGTATCTCAGTCAATTTTGTAATAGATGTCCTACAACTAGGGCAACTTAAATTGCATGTGGTATCCATGGACAAGAATATATCATTGGGTATGACATATGACTCAGGACTGTTGATTAAGTTTTGATCGTCCAATGACAACTTGTTGATCTCGACTAATTTGTTGTTTTGAATAATTCCGCATGTTAGTTCGTTACAGTAATCAAATGTACCATTGGTAATTGATTGTCTAACTTTTTGTGCAATAGAGTTACTGAGTAAGTCCTCTAGTGTATTTTCTAGTATGTTACCAATTTTTTGCGGCATCCAGGCAGTGCAATGGCACAGGCCAACATTACCATTCAAGTCAATTTCAATTGTTTTAAATGGTGTTAAACAATATTTTCCTTTTAAAGATTTTGGAGAGAATATTTGTTGGGGATAAATCTGTTGCGTAATTACTGGAATATTATTCATAAAAATAGTGCCACTTTTGGATTCCCAGTAGCGAATTGGGCCGTCCAAGGCAGAAGCCGCCTATCACATACGGTAACAAGTACCGGTCCTAAGGTGAATTCGATAAAATTATTGTCCCTTGATAATGTTGGTCATGACACTGAGTCTGCTTTCCCGGACCTTTTGGTCTGACTGTCTGGCATCGTTGTCAAACTGTTTCTTGGTGGCCTTCACAATGCCGCCGAAACGCTTGTCACCGCGTTTGACATCACCGGCTTGGTCGGCTTGTTTGGCATCTCGTGCAGCGGCTGTTTTGTATTGAGCCAGGCGGTTGGTGCTGAGTTCGTTCACAGGTGTTTCGTCTACTCGTTTCATGTCTCGACGGATTGCGGCCTTGTCCTTGCCGTATTTCTTTATGAACTCAACGTCTGTGAGTGTTTTGAAATCGCTGGCCAATTCTTTCACACGGCCTTCTTGTAACCTGGCCTGGTGCAGTTTGTTCATGAGAGTATCAGATTCTGCCACACCCGACTCGTCCATGTACTGTTCTAATTCATGTTTTGCTCTAAGGTTGTCAGGTTGTGTTGCTAGCCAGCGACCTAGATCTCTTTTTTCGTGTGCTGCCATCCCGTCACCTGAGTTAAATTTAGCCAATAGATTTTTAAAATATAGACTCTGTGCGTTTCTTTCACGGCGTGCCAGTTCCAACCGGTCTGCGTAAGGATCTCGACCCATTGGTTTTTTCTTGGGCTTACCGGCAAAGAATCCAAGAATGTTCTCCTCCATGCCTTGCTCATGCATTTCATTGCGAGGATCATCACTGTCATCGGGTGCAAATTCTTTCAACGCAGGTGTGGTATTTTGTGCTGGTTTCTTTTCTTGTTCTTGACGATTTTTTGAATCCAGTCCTGCTGCCGGTACTGCCACTGGCTTTGGACCTTGAGGATTTTGCCAGTCCATTTTGACCGTATTGCCATTGGCATCAAGTGTCACCTTTTCTGCTAGACCAGCAAGAGAGTTGGGTTTAAAAAATTCGTCAATGATCATGTTATCGTTCTTCTATGTAATCTGCTGAAGAATTTCTGGCAGCATTTTTTCTATGTGCCTGAAACAGTTGCACCGCCATGTCTGCATCGTCCAGTTTGCTAAACCGGCTGGGCAACACACGACCCCGATGCCGGATCTCAAAGCCTCGTCCCTGATCGCCCCAGCATTCCAGGCAGGTGCCATCTTCCAGAGTGATAATTTTTACCGGTCCGGCTTCGGCCATCACAGGGTTGATTGTGGGTGTTGGAACATATTCTTCTCCGCTGGGCTCGTCTTGGGTAGGATCTTCTGAGACTTCCTGATCGTCGGCCTTGGCTGGATTGCGATCTTGTACCTGTTTGGTGGCCTTGCGTTCTAGTTCTTTTTTCTTGTCTTCCAGTTGATCCAGATACTGTGTAAGGTCTTTTTTGACCCGACTTAACATGTCTTCGTCAATCTCGGCCATGCGTTCGGCCAGCGCAGACTGAACTGGCTCTACATCATCGCCCACCATGTACTTGCCAAAGGGTTTCTGCTGCTTGTTGCTGCCCAGCACTGGCGATATTTTTTCAGGCTTGAACAAGGCTGGCAATTGCGGCACTGATTTTTGTTGTGCGTTGAGGCCGTGTTTTACCGTGGCAGGAGTAGTTGCTGACTCGATTATATCCAGACGCTTCAGTATGCTAGAGATGCTGTTACTCATGCTCGTTCAACTTTCAAATAACTACGCAATTGCCAATGATATTTTCCATGTTGGCTCAAACGTCCTGCCACGAAGTCAGCAATACCCTGTTGATTTTCCTGTTCTGCTTCAGCAAAACATTGATTCAACAGATCAATCATTTGTTGATTGTTGGCCAACAGTTCTTCAATCATGAGTCGAGCACGTGGTATTTTGGTCTGACCTGAAATTTGTGTGAGCTCGCTGAAACGTTCAAAACTGGCCGGTGCATACTCGTCAAGATATCTTATGTACTCTGCCGTGGGATCTATGGCTGAATAGGCATCCTCGTAGATGTTTTGAAAAAACTCATGCAGTTCGCCAAAGTCCGGACCTTCCACATTCCAGTGAAAGCCTTGGGCTTTTAGATAGTAGGCAAAATTAGTTGCCAATAGAGTTTTTAAACTGTCCGCGAGCATTTTTATTCCTTTTGTATTCCCGGGGCGTGTTGGGCGTGGGATCTGTAGAGTATTTACCTGACAACAATGATCCACCTGATCTTGAGATCATGCCCATGGGTTGGCTAACAGTGGCCACGCTGCCTGACCCACTGGAGCCTGCCGAGGCGTTTTCCATTATTTCATATGCTCTCATTTTCAATCCTTAGCAGTGAGTTTTTTACTATGCGTGAGCTCAGGGGACCTTCTTCAATTCTCACATTTTTTACTTCAATTGTGCCGCTGGCCGGCGGAACCAGTTCCCACCGCAGTTCATACTTGCCAGGGCCTGCCCAGATCTGCAGAAATTCTTCCAGATACTGTTCTCTCCAGACCCAGGTTCTTTCTGCAAACAGCTCGTTGTTTACATACACTCTGTAGTTAGGACAGACGCCTGTCCAGTCCACACTCACGTCTGCTTTGACTATCACAAACTGGCGGGTCATTGCAACGCAGTCAGATCAAATTAGGCCGCAGTGGCACCAGACGGTGCCAGAGCCACTGCGTTTGCTATACGGCGGTCAGTGTGCAGACCTGCACTGCGTTCATAGAATTTGTCAACTATTTCCGCAGCTTCGGCTGCAGATTGTGCAGCTTTCAGTTTGGCCCCTGCGGATTTTTCTGTGTTGTTGAGTTCCCACTGCATGAATTCCAACTGATCTTGTAGACTGGATCCCTTGAGAGGTCGACCCATGATTCGTTCAAAATCTCTTTGTCTAGGGCTGTGCCACTGAGCAATGCCATATGCTTGACCGCCATCGCCCACGGCTGCTGGATTGATATTTTTGCCTGACTCGGCCTGTAGATTGCCAACAATGCCAGCGGCCTGTGCTGCTGACCAACCTTGCTGTGTAAAGAACTTTAGAGCCGTGGCTGCATTGGCCGATGATCCTGCTGCTGCTGTGGATCCAGTTGCT